TCCTCCGTGGCGACTTCGAGACCAGGGCCACCGCGGTTGGCAACCTGATCGATAAGGGCGTCATGAAGCCCTCTGAGGGACGCCCGCTGTTCGACCTGCCTGACGCCGGCCCCGTCGCCGACAAGCTCTATGCGAACGCGGCGCTCCAGGAGCTTGGGAAGCCCGCCGAGCGCGTCTCTCTCACTGAAGCCGGGTCGGTCACTCCCGACCAACAGCGGCTCCTTGACGAGGCTCAGGCTGCTGCCGCTGCGGCAGACAGCGTCGATCAGAACACCGGCAACGGCGGCACCCGCAAGCGGCGCCGCACCAACCGCGCTCTCGCACGAGCCGTCGAGCGTCAGTCCACCCAGGAGGTACCCCGATGAACGTCACCCGCAAGGATGCGACGATCACGAACACCGACGAGGAGTTCCCCGGTTCGTTCGAGGTCGTGCTCTCCGCGCCGACCAAGGACCGCGACGGTGACACTCTGCTCCCCGAAGAGTGGAAGCAGCCGCTGCCGGACCACATCACTTTCGACTCCGACCACGGGATGTCGGTCGCCACCACCGTCGGGTCTGGCGTTGCGCCCAAGAGGTCCGGACCCTGGTCAACGAGGGCCACATCCGGACTACGTCGGTCGCGTTCATGACCGAGAAGTCTGCGGTGAAGGATGGTGCCGGCAAGACGGTGAAGGAGACCGTTGCACGGGAGCTTCTGAACGGCGCGTTCGTGGCGATCCCGTCGAACCGCGAGGCGTTGGTGATGGCGTCGAAGTCGTTCCCGACTCCCGGCGAGGTCTTCGGGAAGGCCGGTGCCCGGAACTCGAAGACCGACACTGAGCACATCCAGGCGATCCACGACCACGCGCTCGCTCTCGGTGCCATCCCCTCCGATGACACGGGGGCCACCATCGGCACGATGGGCGGCAAGAGCGTCGACTCCCAGCGCCTCGCATCTGCGAAGAGCGCACTGGTGGCCACGGGCTACTTCAAGGCCGATCAGGTGGGTGACGATATCGCCCCGCGCATCATCGAACTGGCTTCGGCTCTCGGCCTCGAAGGTGCTACTGGGAAGTCCATCCAGGGCAGCTTGGAGGCGACTCAGGACCGTGTCCGCGACGCCCTCCAGGACGCCAACCCGAACTCCTACGTCTGGCTGCGCGGCACTCTCCCGGACTACGTCGTGTTCGAGCTCTCCGAGATCGACGGCCCCGAGTGCGAGACCTACAAGCAGACCTACACCGACGACGGGGCCACGGTCACGCTGACTGGTGAACCTGTCGCGGTCGACCTTGCTGAAGTTGTCACCCCTGACGCTGACCCCGAAGCCGACGCATCCGAGGCACCCGCCGTGGAGAAGGACGCGCTGAGCGACGAGGTCGCCCTGAAGTACCAGGCCCTCATGTTCGAGGTCGCGGCCGCGACCTTGTCCGTCGAGTAGCCCGCGCATCACCCACAACTGAATCCTCCGAACCTTCCAGCCCGCCCGGACACACCTGGCGGGCTTTTGCATTCCCGAAAGGGGAATCTCATGTCTGTTCAGATCAAGACCGCCCAGGACGCGATGCGTTCTCTGGCGGCGAAGGCCGACGAGGTCATGAAGAGTGACCTCACCCAGGCCGAGAAGAAGACTGCCCTCGACAAGCTCGAGGTCGACCTCAAGGCCCACTCCGACACCATCTCCCTCCACGAGCAGGCCAACCGCCTCGCCGTCGGCGGGGAGTCCCCCGAGGAGCACAAGGCGGGCGCCGAGAACGCTCAGGTGAAGTCCTTCACCCAGCAGATCCTCGAATCCGACGCCTACCAGGCGATGGCCAAGAACGGCGCCAAGGCCGGGGCCGTCGAGGTCAAGACCGCAGCCACCATCGACGAGGGCATCATCCCCGCCTTCTCCGGTGGCGCTGGCCTCGGTGGTCAGCTCGTCGCTCCGCAGCTCCTCCCCGGCATCGTTGGGCTGAAGTTTCAGCCGCTGACCGTGGCCGACTTGATCCCGTCCGGGATCACGAACTCGTCCTCGGTCTCCTACGTGATCGAGTCCGCGTTCCAGGACCTGACTGGGATGGTGTCGGAGAAGGGCACCAAGCCGCAGCTCGACCTGACCCTGGCCCGCCGGCAGGACAACGTCTCGAAGATCGCCAACGTCGCGAAGACCACCGACGAGATGTTCCAGGACGCGCCTCAGTTCCAGGCGTGGCTCGAGCAGCGGATGATCTTCGGCGTCAAGCGCAAGGAAGAGCAGCAGCTTCTCAACGGCAGCGGCTCGGCACCGGAACTGCAGGGCATCCTGCAGCGTTCGGGTCTGGCGACGACCGTCACGACCTCGGCGACCCTGACTGCGGTCAAGGCGATCGAGGGCATCTACAACCAGATCACCGCCCTGCGGTCGTCTTCGTTCGTGGAGCCCGACGCGATCGTCATCCACCCGACCGACTGGCAGACCATCCGCCTCGGCAAGGACGGCCAGGGCCAGTACTACGGCGGCGGCCCCTTCACCGGCGCCTACGGTCAGCCGGGTCCGTCGAACCAGGCCCAGCTCTGGGGCCTCAAGGTTGACATCACCACGGCCATCGCCCAGGGCACGGTCCTGGTCGGCGGCTTCCAGGAGTCCGCTCAGGTGTTCCGTCGCCAGGGCGTCATGGTCGAGATGACCAACTCCAACGTTGACGACTTCGTCAACAACCTGATCACCGTCCGCGCCGAAGAGCGCCTGGCCTTGGCGGTCTACCGCCCGGCCGGCTTCGGCAAGGTCGTGCTCACGGCGTGACACCCCGGGAGGCCGCTACACGGCGAGTCCTGTAGCGGCCTCCCATCCCCGACTGAAACATCAGAAGGAGGACCGAATGCCCACGTATTACGTAGAGGACTACGACGGCGAGCGCAACGATGACGCCGTTGAAACCGCCCCTGCTCCGGTGGTCGAGACAAAGGTTGTCGACGCCCCTGAGTCGGTGGAAGTCGAGAGCTCTGGCGTCGAGGTTGAGACCGCCTGATGACTGCACTCCTGAGCGGTGCTGACTACACCACGGCGACCGGCGCGACCGTGCCGGACCTGGTGCTCGCGATGGCTTCGGGCGTGGTCCGTAGCTATTGCGGTTGGTCGATCTCTCAGGAGAACGACGTCAGCGTCACTCTCGACAGCGACGGCGGGTTCTTCCTGTTCCTGCCGTCGCTGCTGGTCACCGATGTCGCCTCGGTCACCCTGGAAGGTACCGACGATGCCGGGGAGCCGTTCCCGGTGCTGACTGATGCGCAATGGGACTGGCGCACCAATGGTCGCCTGACGTGGCTCAAGGACCGTTGTGGCTGGCCACTGGGAGGCCAGCGGGTCACCGTCGTCTACAGCGGCGGCTATGCGCCCGTGCCGCCTGAGGTCCAGGGCGTAGTGATGGCCCTGAGTGAACGGATCGCCGTCTCTGGTGTCTTCCAGTCGCGCCTGGAGAACGTCGGCGGGATCCAGACGAACTCGACCTACTCGCAAGCCGTCACTGGCGGCATTGGTCTCCTCCCGCTCGAAGAGGCGGTGCTGGACCGCTACCGGATCGGGGTTGCGTCGTGACGTTGCCATTGATCATGTGCCAGAGCGTCACTCGTCTCCGCATGGGTACCACCACCGGGTTTGACGCCTACCAGAACCCAATCAAGACGGCGCCGAGCACTGAGACCCTCACGCGGGTCTCGCTGCAGCCGCTCCTAGGCACCGCGTCAACTGAGGCCAATGGGGCCGACTACGACCGGACCGTGACCCGTTGGCGTCTGTTCGCACCGGCCGGGACTGACCTGGTCACCACTGACCGGATCCAGCAAGGCTCCCTTGATCTTGAGATCGACGGCGAGATGGTCACCTGGCCAGGGCCCGACGGGCAGCCCCATCACATCGAAGTCATGCTGAAGCGATTCGGGGGCTGAGCGATGGTGCTGAAGTACATCCCGTCTTACAAGGGCATCGGTGAGACCTCGGTCATCGCCGCTGCGGCCGACGACGCGATCCAGCACGCCGCGCACGCCATTCTCTCCGAAGCGCAACGGCTCGCTGAGGATGCTGGTGACACCGAGTACGCCGCCGCGTTGCACATTGACACCGGGGCCCGACCCAAGGGCCGCGGTTATGCCCGCGTTGTGGCAGATGCGCCAGATGCTGCCGCCTTGGAGTGGGGCGACAACGCGACCGAACGTTTGCGGATCCTGGGACGCGCCGCCGGCATCCAGATCTTCCCGGATGTGCCGAAGTGACGACCTATGACCTGTCGCCTCTGGTCATCTGGCCCGACATCGAGGCACTGCTCTGCGACTGGCTGGTTTCCAATCTGGCTTCGGCACCGAACGTCCGCACTGAGACCAACGCGACCTTTGCGACCGCCTCCCCCGACGACTCCAT